ATTCCAGTTCCTCACCCGGAACTGAACGCGAGGCAAAGCCGAGCGTTCATCCTGAGCGAAGCGAAGGATCTCAACGGAGTGACGGATCTTTCTCGATCGAAAGAGCCCATCAACTCAACAAGACAATGAGAAGCAAAAATGCCTCCTATAGGACTTCCCGATCTTTTTGTAACCAGCGAGCAGACCAACAGTCTCGCACCACAATCGATGGCGGCCGCGGCGACCGCGACCGGCGTCACGGTGGACGTCAAGGACCGTGACTCGGTCGTGCTCGAGCTCACACTCGCGGCGCCTGCCGGCACGCCGACCGGCGGGACGATCACGCTGGTCCCGATGGAAGGGCAGCAGGCCAACGGCTCCGACGCCGCGCAGGTGAACGGCACCGATCAGGTCCAGGCCGCCTACAACGCGACCTTTCCGGCGGTGCTGCGCTATCGCTACCTCGGCGGCGTAAACGGCAAGCTCCGTTACGTCACCCTGCGGGCCGTGACCGCGCTTACCGGCGGCAGCTCGCCGACCGTTGTGGTCGGCGGCAACGTGCTCAAGGGCGGGCTCAAGTATGCGGGCGCACAGCCCGCGCCGGGATCGTATCCGGACACCACGGGGACCCCGCTCACCAACTGAGGTTCGATGTTCAACCGGGGCAACGGGCGCGAGTGCCCGCGACTCGCGTCCACCCCACGGGTCGGGATGACACAAGGGGAACGCTGAAGCGATGGGACTGCTCGTACAACTCTCGGATGTGAAGACCTACTTGCAGATCGCGAGTACCCTCACCACCGACGACACGCTACTCACTCAGGTACTCACTAATGTGAGCGCCGCGGTCGAAAGCTATTGCCGCCGCTCGTTCAGCGCCGTCATTCCCTGCTCCGATGTCCTCGACGGCGGGGTGGTAGCGCTCGCACTCAACAGCCGGCCGGTGGTCGCGGTCTCGGCGCTGGCGGATCTCACGCAACGAGTGATGAACGAGCTGCTCGGGACCGGCAACGGCGCGGCGTCGAGCTTTACTCACACCTTGGCGTCGGCGCCACTGCAGCCGCTGTCCGTTCAGGCAGTTGCGGGCATCGTGGCCGCCACCGACGATGGCAACGGCAACCTGGCCGGCGCCGGAGTCGCCTCCGGCTCGACGGTGAACTACGCGACCGGCGCGATCGTGCTCAATCTGACCGCCGCGCCGGCGGGTGGAACTTCGATTGTCGCCGGCTACCTGCCCAACACGGCTGTGATCTCGCCCGCGCTCTACTCGGTGGATAATGCGCGCGGCCTGATCTTTCCGCTGCCCGAACCGCCGCAGAACTTTCCGATCCCGGCCGGCCTCTTCGAGTTCCTGCAGTTGAAGCCGGCGTGGGGGATCGGGGAGCGGAGATGGCAGATTAGCTATACGGCTGGGTACTCAGTCGTTCCCGCAGACGTGCAGCTCGCCGCGCTGATGATAATCGCCGGCCGCTACAATCGCCGCGATGCGCTGGCTCAGGAGCAGGTGGGTGACTACAGCTACAGCGCGGAGAGCGGCCCGAGTTCGGGCTTTTCCGCCGAAGTCGAGCAACTGCTGTCGCCCTGGCGCGAGGTCGTCATCTGACCGTCGCAACGGTTACGAACACAAGGAGCGTCGAGATGAAGGAAGTCAGTTTTGTCGGGCGCGTGGTCGAGCTGTACCGCGAGTTGCCGTGGAGCGCATATGGGCGCGCCGTGCCGGAGGGCCATCCGGAGGACGAAAAGCCCACCCGAATCAGCCTCGAGGTCGACGGCTCTCTTGAGCTCGCGGCGATCCTGCCGCCGGAGGCCGGCGACGATCTCGAGGTCGGCTCGATCGTGAAAGTGGTGCTTGCGCCCTGCGCTGAAAGCGATCTCGAGGAGGTCGAGGGGTGATTGCCGGCGCCTTCAACGAATGGTTCACGCTCTGTCGCAAGAGCCGCTCGAGCGACGGACAGGGCGGATGGACCTACGTGTGGACGCAATATGCTACCGAGCACGGCCGGATGAGCCGGCTCGGGCGCGGCTCATCGAAGTCGCAGGAAGTTAACTTGGGCGGGCAACTTCAGGAGTGGCCTTCGCACCTGTTGTTCTGTCGCACCGGAGTCGGGATCGAGCGCGGCGATCAGATAACGGATTCGTCCGGCGTCAACTATCTGGTGCTCGCCGTGCGGGCGCCGAGTGCGATACCGCATCGCCATACCGAGTGCGAGTGCCGCGAAGTTCAAGCGGGACAATAGCTGAAGGGATGGAAGGGCAGCGACGATGGCGGGCGTAATCACAATCACATCGTGGAACGCGGACGCATTGCTCGCCCAGGTTGCCGGCGGCGTCGAGCGCGGGATGAACCTGGCGATGGCCATGCTGGCCGCCGACGCGGCGCGGCTGGCCGGCGTCGCCGGCGGAGGGAAGCCCTCGGCGCCGGGACAGCCGCCGGCGATGCAGAGCGGCGTGCTCCACGCGAATATCGATTCCGACGTGCAGAGCCAAAGCGACGGCGTGCACGGCTTCTTCGGCGTGCGCGCCGGCATCCCTTACGCTTTGCGCATGGAGCTGGGGTTCGTCGGCGTCGATTCGCTCGGCCGCCACTACGATCAGGCTCCGCGGCCCTTCCTTCGGCCCGCGCTGTACGCCGATTCGGCGCAAGTCGTTTCCATAGTCGCGAGCGAGGCACGAATTTGAGCGTGGCCGGCCATCACGCCCGAGGCGCGCGCGGATGAACGCGTTGACTCAGGCGATTTACAGCACGCTGGCGGCGGACTCCACGCTGAGCGCAATGCTACCGAGCTACGGCGGCGGCCCGGCGATAATCACCGCCGATCCGGTGCCCTACGATGTGCCCCGCCCGTACGTCGTTACGGGCCAACCGCTGAACGACCAGCCGTTCGACGGCAAGAACACCGTGCTCGGCCACACGATCCATCAGGATGTCCGAGTGGTCGCCGATGCGACCGGAAGCTCGCAGCAGATCGAGGCGATCGCCGAGCGCGTCCGCGGGCTGCTCCATCGCCAGTCCATCGCGGTTGCCGGCTTTACGATGATCGTCGCGGACGTGAGCGGCCCGGTGGCCGCGCCGAGCGACCCGCGGATCATGATGCTGTCGCTGACTGCACGCTTCGTGTTGGTGTGACAATATGGACTCCGCAAACTCGCATGGAATGACTAATCATTCGATCATCCATAGTCGTCTCTCGGTCCGTCCTGAAGGAGGCGTGAATGGCTACTCCACTTAGCGGCACCGCGGTACTGGTGCTCGCGCAGACCGCCGCCACCGCCGTGACCGGTGAGGCGTTCGGAACCGGCAACGGAACCCTGACGGCCTTCAGCCACGTGATGAGCAATCGGCCGATTCAGCCGGGCAGCGTCACCATCGTGGTCGGGACCGTAAGCGCGGCCGACGACGGCAGCGGTAATCTGGCCGGGGCCGGCGTCGCGGCGGGATCGACGATCGATTACCTGACCGGCGCTGCGGTCCTCAATCTCTCCGCTGCGCCCGCCAGCTCGGCTGCGATCGTCGCGAACTACATCTGGATAACGTACGTTGCGGTCGGTTCGCAGACCCAAGCGAAGTTCGACGAGAAGACCAAGGCGATCGATATCACCAACAAGTCGAGCCGCAACAAACAGTATATTCCAGGCGAGTACGACGCGACGGTCACACTCGACCATTTATATATTCCCACCGATGCCGCCTACCTTCAATTGAAGAACGCGATGCGTAGCGGCACGGCTCTGATGCTGCAGCGGCAGGAGGGCGGGGCCGCGCTCGAGCAGGCCATCGCGATCGTCACGCAGATCACCGGTGACTTCAAGGACAAGGCGCCTGCGACGATCAGCGTGACGTTCCAGGTGTCGGGGAACTGGAGCAGTTAGGAATCATCGCTCGAGCCGGGAGCCGGGAATGCCGAACCAGGAACGCACATTCGAGGCCGGTGGGAAGACCTACACCATCCGCTTCACGCAGAACGCGCTCTACCGGCTCGAGAAAGAGCTGGGACGCCCACTGCTTGCGGCGCTCCAGTCGCTGGGCGTGGTCGAGGTGCAGGCGATGATGTGGGCGGGCCTGGAGGGGGCGCGGCTGAAGGGGCGCGCCGAAAATTGTTCCACGGACGAGGCTGCTGATCAGGCCGTACGCGCGCGGCGGTTTACGATCGACGAGGCCGGCGAGATCATCGACGAGCTCGGCGGCGCCGCGGCTGCCGCACCGATCATAGTGGACGCGTGGCGCGCGGCGATGCCGCGCCGCAACCGCGAGGCGGATGCGGACCGCGGTGACAAGGACCCTACCTAGGCGCGTCGCACGCGCCCGAGGACTCTGAAAGGCGATGGGACGACGCGATCACGCTGGCGATCGAACTGGGCCTGACGATCGAGGAGTTCTGGTCTTCGACGCCTCGCGAGCTCGCGCTTTATGTCCGGGCCCATGCGCGCCGCGCCGAGAGTCGGGCGCGCCGCGATCTCGCGATCGCCTGGCACGCCGCGGCCTTCCATCGAATCGATCGATTGCCCCCGCTCGAAGCGGTGTTGCGGCCGCGCAGGCATGCGACCAGCGAAGACCTTCAGCGGCGTGCGCGCGAGCATCAGGAAATCGTTGCGCGCATGAGCCGGGCGAGCGCGAAATGACCCGCTGCGCAAGCGCGCCGAGGTGTTGCCAGGCTGACGAGATACTCGGTACCGCGCAGATCGAGATTATCGCGAGCCTCGACCAGTTGAGCGCCGACCTAGAGCAGGCCCGCGCGATGGTCGCCGATGCCGGCCTCGATCTCGAGTCGGGCGGCGGCCCGGCGAGCGCCGCGGGGCTGCTCGGGTTGCTGTTTGGCGGCGGCTCCGAACCGGCCGGCGGAGTCGCCAGTGAACTGGCCGAGTCCAGCGGCGCGGCCGCCGCTCCGGTCACGGTCAACGTCCACAACTACAGCGGTTCGCCGGCGACCACGCGTCAGAGCCAGAATTCGCAGGGCGGCAAGAGTATCGATGTGGTCATCGGCGAAATGAACGCGCGCGACGTTCGCACCAACGGCCCGCTCGGCCAGGCGATCCGCCAGCAGTACGGCGCGTCTACGGTGCCGATTCAACGATGAAGAACCTGACTCCAGCGCCCGCTTCTCGGTGAGAGTCTCTGATGCCCACCTGGCCCACGTCGCTGCCGCAATACCTGCTCACGCGCAATTACAGTGAGACCGCGCCGAACCTTGTCATCCGCACCACGATGGACGCCGGTCCCGCCAAAGTCCGCCGCCGCTTCACCGCAGGCGTGCGGCCGATCGACGGACTCCTCGTTCTCACCGACGATCAACTGGGCGTCCTCGACGGCTTCTTCCTGAACGACTGCGCGGGCGGCGCGATTTCCTTCTCATGGACCATACAGCGCGAGTCCGAGGACACTGACGCCCCCACCGACACCGACTCAATTGGCGACACCGATCTCGGCCTGCCCAAATCCTGGGAGCCGGCCACGTTCCGCTTTGTGAAGCCGCCGCAGTACCAGGATACCGGCGACGGAAAGCACTACGAAGTGAAGTTGTCACTGGAGATCATGCCATGAACCGCAGCAGCACATTCGCTCACACCGGCTCAAGCGATAATGGTAACTACGCTCGTGTGCGGGCGCGAAAGAGAATGCTTCTTGTATTACTCACTGTGTTCACGGTTCCCAGTCGCGCCTCTGCGCAGACTTCGCCCGCTTCAACCGCGCCGCCGGCGACTGGACAGCAGGAACTTCCGGTGCCGCGCTACGTCGGGACCAACGCGGGTCAATGGGAACGCTGGGATCTCAATGCCCGTCTCAACGGCGCGGCGCCGATAACTCCGCAGCTTGCCGCTGGGAGCACCAGTTCCGGCGGCCTCAACTCGACCGGGCGCTTGAGCACGAGCTGTATTGCGAATCCGGCCGCGCCAACCGCGGTGCAGACCGGTATCGCGGGCACCACGACGCTTTCCTACTTTCTGGTTTGCCACGACTCCAACGGCGGCGCGACTCTCGCCTCGAGCGCGACCACGATTACCAACGCCAACGCGGCGCTCAACTCGTCCAACTACGTTCTCATCTCGTGGCCGGCGGTCGCCGGATGCGTGTCGTGGGACGTTCTGAAGGGCAACACCTCGACCGCGCTCACGACCGGCGTGAGTGGTCTCGCGGTCAGCGACACGGGCCAGGCGACCACTCCTTACAGGGCGCCGGCGGCCAACACGACTTGCGATATCTTCTCGGGCGGGAATGTGACCGGCACCGTCAACGGCGTGATCAATGTGGCTACTTACGGCGCCGAATGTGACGCACGTCAGGGAACCGACGGCAGCACAACTGCGGGTTCCACCACGTTCAGCTCTGCCAGCGGCGCGTTCAACTCATCAGATGTCGGCAAGATAATCGATCCGAGCCAGTCCGGCGTCGCGCTGGGAACGACGATCGTTGCGATCCTCAGTCCGACCTCGGTTCAGATGAGCAGCGCCGCAACCGCGACGACCACGAGCGCCTACTGGACGGCCGGCACCGACAACACCGCGGCGATCAACGCCAGCCTCGCGGCCGTGCCGGCCAGCGTAACCGGCGGCGATGCGGTTTATACGCCCTCGGTGAATCCGGCGCGGCCAGGCTGGACCGGCCGTTGCCTGATCAAAAACGGCGTCACGATTCTGAAACAGGGGACCTTTCTGATCGGCGATGGACCCTACGTTTCGATCTGGCAATGCTCGACCGGCATGACCAATGACTGCGTCACGATCGCCGGCTTCACGACCACTCCGGTCGGCGTGCGGGATATGGGCATTATCTCCGACCTGGGCGGCAACGGGACCAACGCGTGCCTCACTCTGAGCGGAGACGCCGGAATCTTCGTCGACCGCAACTGGTTCCAGGGCTGTCTGATCGGCCTCAACGTCGCGAACACCTCCAGCTACCACATTACTAATAACGTTTCCGAGCTGAGTCAGATTAACTATCAGTTCACGGGCACGTCCGCGCCGGGCGTACTGCTCGGCAACGAAAGCTACCACAATAACAGCGGCGGCAAGGGCTTCTACTTCAACGGCGTGAGCGCGGCGCAGAAACTCGTCGCGGACGCCAATTTCGATACCGGTACCACCGGGAATATTCCCGGATACGGCTCCGGGCTGTTCGTTCTGAACTCGAGCGACCTGGACCTGGGCACCTTCGTCGATAACTACTCGAACGTGGTTGCCGGCCCGCTGACGATATCGAACAGCGCCCGGATCCGGCTCCGTCCGATTATCCATAACATGGACGGCCCGTTCTCGATGCTGGTCGATTTCCAATCGTCGGACATCCAGATTATCCAGCCGGACATAGACAATTCGTTCGCGGCCGCGTCGACGACGCTCTCGGCCAACCTCGGCTCCGGCGACACCACCGCCACGGTCGCGAGCACGACCAACTTTCCGCCGCCGTCCGGGCTTCTGTTCGTGGACGCCGAGCAGATCAATTATTCCGGACTGACCGGCACGACCTTCACCGGACTGACCCGAGGAGTCAACGGGACGACGGCCGCATCTCATTCATCGGGCGCGACGATAAAAAGCCAGGCGGCCAAATTATTTCTTCCACCTGGACCGAGCAACGTATCAGCCTCGGATGTTGTGGTAACCGGTATCCAGGGTCAGAACCTCGTGCCTGGTTTGCAGTATCAATATTCAACCTGGCCTGCACTCGATACTAACGAACCGATCGTGAACGCCGCTGGACAGTTCGGCGATGCGGCCTTCGTCTATACCGGCACGGGCTCTGCGGCTCCGAGTACGAATACGCAGTCGCCCAACATTCCGGTGACAACCGGCGAGGTCGTCACGTTCAGTGGCTATATCGACGCGACCAACGTCACGGCAGGATCTCCGGGCTGGTGTATCTGGCAGGGCGTGGGAGGCATCCTCGCCAGTTGCGTGAAGCAGGCACCCGGCGACAAGGGGCGAGTGGCGACGAATTACGTGGTCCCGGCCGGCGTGTCGAACCTGGCGATCGGCAGCACTCTCAACGGCGCGACCGTAACCTCCGCCAAGACTTTGGTGTTCAGCTCGCCGCAGGTGGTGAGCGGATGGTATCCAATCGCCTATACGGCTCCCTCGCCGGCGGGCGGCTCGGTACTCAACTCGTGTGCTGGAGTCGTAACGCTCAGCGGCGGCGCCGGGACGTTCTCCAACTCGTGCGTGAGCGCCGCCAGCCATTGCACGGCGAACGATCAGAGCGCGGCGAACCCGGTGAAAGTGGCGGTGCCCGCGGCCGGGTCGGTCGCGCTTGCGGGGACCGGCACCGACGGCGTGATGGTGGTCTGCCAGTAAGCAGGGACCAAGCACAGCATTTCAATGCCGCGCACGCTTTCATCGGCAGCCCTTCAGGCGCTTTACTCACAGGAGACCGGAACCTGTTTTCTGATTCTGCTCACTATCTCTCATCCGACGCTGTCGGCGCCGCTGTTCTTCACCAGCGATGGGGTCCAGACGCTCAGCCGGGCCAATGTATATTTGCCGTTTCCTTTTCAACTGACTATCCCGGACGACCAGGATCAACAGCTTCCGCAAGCTGGAATTACTATCGACAATGTCGATCGGTCGATAGTCACTGCGATTCGCAACATGGGCACGGCGCCGGCAGGCATCCTGATCGAGGTGGTCACCTCGGCGACCCCCGACAACGTGGAGTTTGCCTCGGGCGAGCTCACGCTGCGCAACGTGAACTACGACGCGATGACCGTCAGCGGCACACTCACTTTCGAGGCGATCCTCGCGGAGCCGTTCCCCGGCGACCTGGTGACGCCGGCGACGATTCCGGGAGTGTTTCTGAGCACATGAGTTCCTGCGGCCCGCCCGGCTGGACGCTTCAGTACGTCGGGATTCCCTTCCGATCGCATGGCCGCGATCGCTCCGGATGCGACTGCTATGGGCTGGTTCGGCTGGTGTTGGGGGAACAGTTCGGCGTGGCGGTCCCATCCTACGCCGGCGACTACCCCGACGCGCTCGAGTGTGCTGAAGTAGCCGCGTTGATCTCCCGCTGCCTGCTCCCCGCCCTCCCGGGCGAGGGCGGCTTGTGGCGTGCGGTTGCTAACCCCGCTCCAGCCATCGTGATTCTGATCCGGATCGCCGGTGAGCCTTGGCATGTCGGCGTCGTGGCCGTTGAGCGCTGGTTCCTCCACGTCCGGCCGGGGACCGATTCCTGTCTTGAGCGCTATGACTCGATCCGCTGGCGCAGAAGGATCGCAGGCTTTTATCGCTATGAGGGATGATTTGCCTTTGCGCTGCGCGGATGGCCTGGTCCATGTCGCGGCGCGCACTTCGCCGTTTCTCGCCGAGCGAATCCGCCTTGAGGTAGCCGCCGGCGGCAGCGTCGGCGATCTGCTGGCTGCGATGCGCCTGCCGCGCGACGTTCCGGCGCGAATCTTCGTTACTTCGCGGCTGGTTCCGGACTCCGATCGGGAGCGGATTTTCCCCGCGCCCGGCGACGTCGTCACGATCCGGGTAATCCCTCAAGGCGGCAACAAGGCGCTCGGCGCGATCCTCGAATTCGTCGTGGTCGCTGCGGCCGCGCGGCCACCTTCTATGTGGGCGGTTCCGGCGGAATACTCGCCGCCGCCGGATTCAGCTCCGCGACAGCCACGGCCGGCGGCGCGGTCGCAGGGGCGACGGTGGGGCTGGTCGGCTCGCTCATCACGCGCGCACTGATTCCTCCGCCGACACCGTCGCTTCCCAAGTTCTCCACCGATCCCGCGTCGTTCTCGATTTCGGGGAACCAGAACCTGCTGGCGCCTTTCTCGCCGATCCCGCGGGTCTACGGCTCGCGCCTGGTCTCGCCGATGCTGGCGGCGTCGCCCTTCACCGAGTATCAGGGGAGCAACCAGTACCTGCGCGAGCTTTTCGTGCTCGGCTACGGACCGATCGACGTGACGCAGGTCAGGATCCGCGACACGCTGCTGAGCGATTTCGAGGACGTGCAGTGGTCCGCGCTGGCCGGATTCCCCGACGATCCGCCGCCTCCGATCTACACCGGCCAGGTGATCGAAGATGACATCAACGTGCTGCTCGCGCAGGCGCCGAACAACGTGGTGGAGCTTGCCGGATGGCAAAAGCAGACCACCGGTA